CTTACGTACTTTCTTAGATGCATCATTCTGGCGAACTACACCTGTCTTACTTTTAAGTACCCCTGTTTTAGTTTTAACAGCAGTACCTTTAGAATCTTTATTGAGTTGATTTAGTTTGTATTGTAAACGTCCTACTGTCTGCATAGACTTACCAGCTTTCTTAGCTGCTGCAATCTGTGCTTTTAATGATGCTTTAGTTTCCATGATCTTTCCTTTAATAAAAGAAAGGGACTACCTAGATTATACTAAGTAGTCCCTGAGTGATGGCTAAGAAGCCATGGTACTACCCAAGAAGGGCAATAGCGACTGCTGAAGTATCACGTAGTACACCAGTACCATAGATGGTATCACTGGTGAATAGATCAGCCAAGAACTCTTGCTTGTACTGAGTCTGTGAACGAACAGCCATTTGCTCAAGAAGGACAAAAGCATCCTTATGCATAAGCATACCGATCTTGTTAGCACCATCAACTGGACAGTTGTTACTGATGTAAACATCTACACCATACAAGTTACCAATCTTGCCGTTAACTACAGTCTGACCAGATACAAAGTCAGAAGAAGTATAACGCTCAATGCCCATAATTGTGTTACGAGCAGAAGGTGGAAGGATCAATGAACGTCCGTCCATAGGGACATCAGCATCATCTAGTAGTTGAATTAGGTTACGGAAACCAGCATCATTAATTGCTTGAGCAGCACCAGTATAGTCTGTCAAAGCACCATTAGCAGCGATCTCTTTTGCCTTAGCCCAGTTAGATCCGTTACCACCTTGGGTAGATTGACCTAACAAGAAAATATCATCTTCAACTTTCTTAGCTAAAGCATAACCAGCATCACCAGTGTAGAACTTACGCATAGAGGCTTGAGCCTGAATGTCAGTAATATCTTCGATCATGCGAGAGTATTCAAAGTGCTTGTTGATGCTTAGAGCCAACTGAGTAGCAGTCTCATTCTGAATAGTAACTGCTGTGTTAGCAGCTTTAGCAGTAGCAGCACCACGGGTAGGCTTAGGGATAAAAACTGTATCGCCTTTCTTACCTTGCATTGGCATCTTGTTTACTAGGTTTGCAATAACCAATTCCTTCTTATAAGCAGCGATGATTTCATCACTCCAAATCTCAGGGATAAAGTTAGCAGCAGTTGTGTTGTTTGTGTTACCGCCCATTGCGGGATAGACTGAAGTAGCCATTATGTATTCTTCCTAATTATAAAGTTATCGAACTCTATTCTCTGCATACGCTTTCATGATAATATCATTGTTTGCAAGATAGCGTTCTGGTTCGTACTGCATCATATGAAGTAACTCTGACCGCTTAAGGAACTTCTTAGTAGTCTCACCAGATCCCCTTGCTGAACCATTACTACCACTCTTAAGAGATCGCTTACGATCATCTTCAGTAGCAGTTTTAGATTGTGCAATTAAATCCTGTTGTTCTTTCCATGTAGTAAACAGATCGTCAGCAGCGTCAAAGTCAAACTCTGCATCTGCCCTCTGTAACTTGTTAGTCCGAGCCTGAGACTTACCAACCCACTCTTGGAAGTTTGTATCATTCACTATATCCATCGCATCTGGATGGGTTGCAAAGATCCTGTCACGAGATTCCATTCGTTCTAGCTTTTTAGTAGCTTCATTAGCTGCTTTCAAAGCTGGGTGGTTTGCTAATTTCTTATCAAAGGTAGCGTTAGGATTCTCTAAGAAATCCATATCACTCACTTCTTCCTCTACTGGTTGTTTAGTGGCTGACTGATTTACAATGTAGTCATCTACCAGCTTTCTCAATTCACCTACTTCGTTACCCTGACGACCTGCCATCTTCTCGGCTTCTTGGTGCATTCGGACTAACTCAGCAGCAGACTTACCCTTATACTTATCAGGAATATCATCAGTGTTATCAGTTTGTTCTACAGGTGCAGAGGCTGATTCGATTGTTTCCGTTAAGGATTGGTATTCTTCACCATCATCTAATTGAGGATCTTGGTTGCCATCTAAAAATTATGCCATTTGTTGCTCCGTACTTTATAGTATTATGGAATTATATTTAATGAGGTTACTTCAGTAAGAAGACTCATGAGGTACTACGTTCTATCTCAATCTGTTTTTGGCGTTGCTTTGCCCATTTGATTGTAGCCCCTGCAAAGTCTCCTGAGTGGGGATCTAACTTACTCATAGGTGCAGCTAGTTGTCGATGAGACAGACTGTTACATTTAGAGCATACACTTTCCCGAATGTCGGAGTGACAAGCGGAGTGTACAAACTTCTCTTCAGTGTAACTACATTCACTACATGTGAAATCATAAACGCGAATCATTTACGAAATCCTCATAAGAGTTTTTGATACCTTCTTCAAACCTTAATAGTTTTCCAATGATGTCTAATTGCCCTTGCCTGTAGTGTAATTCTTTTTCAGTTCTACAAGTGACCAGATCACGGAGAGATTCCTCTGTCTGTGTAAAGTCTTCTAGTAGAAACTTCCATCCTTCTAGTTGGAATATATCAATCAATGATTCATAATATCTTTCTAGTTCTGGATCTATATCTGTTGACATTGCGTTTTCCTTGTGTTAGGGCGCGTTGGTAGTGCTTGGAATATAACACAAAAAGTATTATAAGTCAAGAGTTATTTTAATTATCTTGCATCTGTTTATTAACGATTGCTTCTTTGCTTTCGATCTCTCGTTCTTTCAATACTAACTCTGCAACCTTAGCTCGTTTTGTAAACTCTTTTTCATCAGCATCACCCTCACTGATATTAGTAGTAAGAACTTTCAAACGATCAGTCTCAGCTTCCATTGGAAGTAGTTCAGTCTCAGTATTAACCTTAGCCACCCTAGCTGCTGACTCCATAGCCTGTCCTTGTAGTACAGCAATGTAGGCTTTCTTCTGCTCATTGTCGATCTGTGCTGCCTCTTGAGCCATTGGATCTGGTTGACTTGCTTCTGATAGTTTAGCAATAAGAGTCTCACGATTAGCAAGGTTCATATTATCAACAACAGACTTAACCAACTCAGGATACATTGGAGTATCAGGAGACATTGTTTGTAGTAGTTGTACTAGCTGAGAAACCTCGTACTCACGGGCAATAACACCTAGAGAACTAGAAGGAACAAACTTAAAGTCACCTGTTGGGAACTTCTCAGGATGATACTGCATGTAACGCCACGCACTCTGCTGTACAAACGGAATCAGGAAGGACTCTTGGAAGTTAATCAAGGTACGCTTGTGACGCTTGATGATAGCACCTAGTCCCATAGAGACTGCACCAGCAGCAGCTTGACCATTAACTACACCAGCCATACCTACGCTGTCTATAGCACCTGTAGCGTTCTGTACCATACGCTGAAGGTGATCAGCTTGACTAAAGGTAATGTTATCTACGTTACCGAAGTTCATAGGCTGTAAGATTTCATTAGGATTACCATTCGTAAGAATAGTTTTTCCTGGTCTTACTTCCATCTTAGCACCGCGAGGCATCCTAGAAGCGTCCATAGCCATCATTGGATGGACAGTCAAGGCTAGAGCATCAATACGTGCTCGTAACTCTGTGTCGAGTGCTTTCTGGCTGTTGTAGCCCTTCTCACAAACACCTCGTCCCCAGAAACGACTAGGTACAGCGTCCCAAGGGAATGCAACTACAGGACGATCCTGCATCATGTAAGGGTTTTCTTCTAGCTTAAGGATGTTTGCACCATTAGCTATGACGGCAACAACCTCAACATAGTTAGATCCGTTCTCTGTCATGGTTTCAGATAAAGAAATCTCTTCTTCATCCTCATCATACAGGTAGGCTTCTAACATCTCTCTAGGGAGTAGACCATAATATTTAGTTAGTCGTACTCTATCTTCATCGTAGTCGTCAATATCATCCTGTGCTTCTAGGAATGAATGTGTACTGCTATCATTAATCTCAACATCATCATACACCCCTTCTTCAATCAACTGTTGAACTTGGTGCATAGGAACATACTCGTCAATCGCTACACCCAATGCCTCTTCAATAGAGGAAGCTGTAGGATCTATCAAGAAGTTCTGTGGGAGAACAGGACGAACAGTACAAGAGACTTCTTTAGTCTCGATAACACCAAAGGTAGCTACCTGACCATCCATAGCTGGCTGTGTAGAAGGAACTCTACGTGTCTTCTCCTGTACAACAACCTCACCAATGCCTGTACCAAACACAGCAGCGTTAACAATACACTCAGAGATAGCTTGTCGTGTCTTGTTCAGTGAGTATTCTTCTGTTAATTGCTTACGTAGGTACTCAACATCTTGACGATCTGGATCATCTACATCATCACGTATGTCAAAGAACTGACCACGCCCAAATGTAGCCTCTTCTACTTCAGCAACTGAACTTTCAACAGCTTGCTGTAGGGCAGGACTGATTAAACGAGAGCGTTCACTCTTACGTAAGGAGTCGTCACCTGACCAGATGCCACGCCATAGGCGGTTATACTCGTCAAATCGTTCCTCATAGTTGGAGGTAAAGTGATCTCGCCAGCCATCACATTTTTCCATGATCCAATCTTCTGCGGATTCTTGAAGTATTATTTCGTTTTCATCTGACATAATTAATATCCTGCGATAGCATCCATAAATTCATATTCATCTTCTTCGTAGTCGTAGGCGTAGCTAATCTTAGCTAACTGATCAATATATGCCAACGAATCTATTAAATCATCGTGTACTAAGTGGTTAGGGAACTGGAATAACTGGTCTAAGAACTCTGTATTCCACTCACCTTCGTTTAAAGTTATCTGACCATGCTCAAATCTGCCCTGCAAGGCCCATATGATTCGGTCAGTCTTCCGTTTATTGCCATGAGTTAACTCTTCTACACGAAAGAAGAACTGTTCTTGCTTCATTCTGTCTGTAAGGTAGGGGTACACTGCATTCTTCAATGCCCCTTTCTCTACACCTATAGCAATAGGTTGGTAATCTCGTACAGCTTGGAAGATTTTGTCGGCAGTTTTCTTAACATCCCATCGACCATAGATAATATTATCAACCCACCAACCATCAGGACCAGCTTTGACAACAGATATGGACGTTGTATCCAATTTCTTTTGCTTAGACGTAGTGGCTTTCTCAATATTAGCAAAACCTGCAAGGTCAACAGAGATATAGTAGTCACCTTCATCAGGTTCTTCACTATCAAACGCAATCCAGTCTTCACTGAATATTGCGCCCCCTGCTGCATCAAAGGATGCCAGAAATTCCTGACGAAATGCGAATGAAGACATGCTACCTTTAGCTGCTTCAATCTCTTCGGAGTCTAGTAAGTTATTATCGTAAGACGTAAAGTGCCAACTCTTAAAAGTAGGATCATCTCCTTGCCCGTGGCGGTATAGATCATAGAAATGGTTACGGCCCATAGGAGTCCCTATGAATATAGCACCACCTTTTTGGTCAGCGAGTGCTGGTCGTAGTATTTGTTCCCATACTTCGGGCTTCATGTCAGCGTATTCATCCATAACAAGGAACTTCAAGCTAACACCACGCATAGTCTCTGGTCTGTCAGCACCCTTAAGTGCAATCGTAGTACCATTGACTAGCTTAATCTGTAAGTTGTTTATGTGACTGCTCTTGATAACACTATGGCCTAACTCCATTAGAGTTTCCCACATGATATCACGAGCCTGACCCTGAGTAGGGGCAACATAAAACACATGTCCCTTAGTTGCCTGTAAGCCCTCTATGATCAAGGCCCACGCTGCCAACCTACTCTTGCCACAACGTCTTCCTGCTGCAACTACTTTGAATCGGACAGGATCATTGAAGACCTCTTGCTGCCATTCAAGTAACTCAACTTTAAGATCAGTCATTTATGCTATGTTCTCATACCAGCCACTTCCTACACGTAGCTTCTTACCTGACTGTAGATTCCTTCCCATTGATCCATAGGTAATCTCTACTTCAGGATTTAATGCTTGTAGTTCATCAAGAGTCATACCATTCTCATAGGCTATGTGACCAGCAAAACGATTAGGACTAATTTCATCAAAGGCTGCTGGTTCTGGTTCAGTCATTCCAAATAAATTACTTGCTGCATCTGATACAGTGTCATAAGCACTATCGTATACACGACCTGCCTTATTACCAGCACGTTCAATAAATGTTTCTAAAGGTTCAAAAATAGGTTCAGAATAAGGTGCTATAGCTTCTTTTAAAGCATTAGGGCGAGATGCAATACTTTCTTTAAATTGATTTGCTCCTTGCCCTCGTCCTTCTACTTTTGATTCCCAATCTACTGGGCCAACAGCTTTTGTATTTTCATAAGGATTAGTTAAATCTTTAGACCTGTCTGACATGTAAGCAATGCCTACATCAGCAGCTATATCAGGATCTAATAGTAAATCAGGATTATTAACTAAATCTAAACCTAACATATCACCATAGCGTTTATAGTTATCTTTACCTGTTAACTGTATGTAACCTCGCCCCCGATACTTGTACCCTTCATTTTTTGCATTACCTAAGCGACCACCATAGACTCTATTGCCAATAGCTTCTGGGCCTAGTTTAGCTAATTCAATAGCTTCAGCTTCATCTTTAAAATACTTAGGGAAGACAGCGTACAGCCGTTTACCACTATAGTTCATATTTTCGTTAACAGGCTTTATATTACTTTCAGCATCAAATTGAGATAGTATATTAGCTTGAGCAGTAGGATCAACAATACCTTTGTCTATCATCTTAACAACAATGTTTTCTTGTTGTTCTGACAATCCACTTTTATTAACAGCCTCAATAGATCCAGCTTTAATGTGTTCACTCAACCTCATCATACTCTCCTTCAACGGCATCGTCATTGCCTGTGTTGCCCACAATTGTAGTGTCACCACCAACACCAGTGATAGTAATAGAGACTGCATTCCTACCTCCAGTATCATTCTTCTTATCAAAATAAGAGATAGGCAACACTCTATCCATGCACATCTTCAGTGCTGCTGATTGAACAGGATGACCATCTTCTAATGCTATTTCAATAACCTTAGAGATAACCTTATCACCACTCGTAGCTAACAACCTAGCCTTGAGTTCATTGATTCTAGCAGCATCCCCTTTAGGTCTACCGATAGCATTTCTGTTCCCTTTCTTCTTAGCTGCTATGTCTGCTTTACGGGGACGACCACGCTTCGCTTTAACAACAACCTTTGGATCAACAATCATTCATTATCCTTAACGTTTCCCTATACCCTTAAGGGATCATACAAGCTACTACTTAGTTCTATATAGCCTTGGAACAGAGTCATTGTTCTTGTCGATTATAATTATAAGGATTATAGATCACAATGCTTTGTTTCTGTTCTGTCCTATATAGTCAGAGGACTATAGCATACTTTCAAGTAAAAGTCAAGAGTTATTTTAGTTATCTACTAAGGACTACATTGGCGGAACTCACATGCTTTACCATGCCCTCCGCAGCCTCCTTTATTCACTACCCAGAACACATTACTTAATGCTTATTAATCATAGTCTTAGTGATAGTAATTAATTAGTCAGATTCACTCTTTTTAGTATCTAAGCAGGTACCCCTATACACCAGCCTACGCAGCTACCCCCCCGTCCTTCCATGAGACTACCCTAATTTAGTACAGTCTAATGTAGCAATCTCTAATGTAGCAAAGTCTAATGTAGTATAGCCTACTATAGCCAGTGTGAATGTCTAAGTAGGTACCCATAGGTATAAATAATGTCTCCCCTATATGATAATGATTCTCATTAGGTAAGTGATAATAAGTCTCATTAACCCTGTATTATAAGCACATTAGATAATGCTAATATAAATTGTATGCTACCTAGAAGCTCCCCTGTTACACTCTGGATTAACCCAATGCCTAGGTATTTGTTATTTTTATTGCGCTTGTGTGGGCTTGTGTGGCCTTACAGAATATAATTAGATAATGCTAATATGCTCAAATATGGGCTAATATTGTCTATAAATACTAATATCTGTAATGTTGGCACGATTCTTGCCAAGATAATTGCACTGTATTGGTGCGAGCTAGCACTATTATGGTGCGTCCCTGTAGCCCTTGCCATGCCTAGCTATCAGCCAATAGTGTCAATATAACGTCATATTATTGCACTACTATGGTGCGTTAGTGATATTTATTTTACCTACTATATCGACTCTACCCCTTGCTATACCTACGTTTCACGTTATTGGCATGGCTATTGCATTAGTATTAGCGAGCAAGGGCATAACGCCACTCATAATTAATAAACCTATAAGGTAATAGATCATGACTACATTAAATATCCAACACATTCGCGCTATCGGTAACTCACTAATGGCACAAGTAAAAGCACAAGACAAAACCAGCGATGCTAGGTTTGAACTGGCTAAGGCTTTACAGTCTGACGCGGTTAACCTTGAGGATAAAATACAGGCTGGTATTATTAAAGCAATGATTGACAAGGCATACCCCAAAGCTACAAAAGATGGTTGTCCTGAACAACTCAAAAAAGCTAGCGCGGTTAGGCAAGTTTGCTCTACCCACAAGAAAGCTTTCAAAGATGGGGTTAGTGCCGTTGATCACGAGACATATTCACAATTCAGAAATGCCGTCTATGGTGATCAATCCAAGACTAAGTCCGAGACTATAAAGTCATGGATTGATAGCAATAAAATCGACTTCACCTTAGCAGAGTTAGAAGCTATTGTTTCAGAGTATAAGGCCATTAAATAACCATTAATAATAATTCCTAGGGAGCTTAAAAGTTTCCTAGGAAACATTGAGGAGGATTATTATGTCTGAATTAAGTTATCATAATGCGCTAGAATCCGAGCAAAAAGTTGCCCAATTAATCGCGGCTATTGATGAGTCCGTTATGCAGATTCGACAATATCAAACAGAATATTCTGCTGATGTTATGGATATGGA